GAGAGTCCTCGATAGTGGCCTAATCCGGTGATGTGTCCGAGGCGCAAGCCCGAACGCCGGGGAGGTCGCTTTTGGCGTTCTGGGACACGCTGTTCCGCAAGCAGCAACCGGAATTGTCCACTACCGTCCCGCTCAACATGGGCGTGGGCGTGGCCTCGTATCCTGACGCCAACTACGAGAACTTCGCCTCCGAGGGCTATGGCAAGAACGAGATCGTTCACGCCTGCATCCGCGAGCTAGCAACCTCCGCAGCTACACCCCGGTACTATGTCTCGGCCCCGTCAACCGATGGCGGCACCGTTGAGGTTGACCGGGGCCTCCTCTACGACCTGACCACTACGCCCAACCCCTACAGCGACTGGTATTCATTCATCGAGAGATTGGTCACGTTCCTCATGGTCGCAGGCAACGCCTACGCCATCAAGGAGCGGGCGCGGAACGACCAGGTCTCAGCCATCTACCTCCTGCGGCCCGACCGCGTGACCATCGTGCCTGGGGACTACGGGGCGCAGGGCTACATCTACACCGTCGGCAGCACAGAGTACAGCGTGGACGTCCGCGATATGTGTCACCTGGCACTCCCGCATCCGAGTGGCGATCTCTACGGCCTCAGTCCGCTCAAGGTGCTGTCCCGCATGGTCAACCTCGATCTGAACATGACCGACTTCGCGAAGATTTATTTCCAAAACGCTGGCGTCCCGTCTGGACTGCTGAAGATCAAGCGCCGGCTGACCTCCCAGGAGGAGGCGTCGACGATCCGGTCACGGTGGCGCAGCCAGTTTGGCGGGGTCAACAACTTCCATCGGATCGCCATCCTCGACGACGATGCCGAGTACCAGCCCATGTCCAACTCTCCGAAAGACATGGAACTGGCAGGTTTGCACAACCTGACCGAGTCCAGAATTTGTGCTGTCTTCGGCGTTCCACCGATTTTGGTGGGCGCAAATGTCGGACTCCAAAGAAGCACCTTCAGCAACTATCGGGAGGCCCGTCTGGCGTTCCACTCCGAGACCCTGGAGCCGATGGTCGCCCGCATCCTCCGGTACTTCAACCGCAACCTGTTCGACGAGTACACCGGGAACGAGACCCTCGCGGTCGACTGGGCTGCAATGCGGGGCGTCCTCGATGACCAGGCAGCGACGACCGCTCGGCTGACAGCCCTGTTCGCTGGTGGGATTATCACTCTCAACGAGACGCGGGAGGAGTTGGGATTCGACGCGGTTGATACTCAGGCGCTCTACGAGGATAAGAATGCGGAGGCCGCACGGCGGGATATGTACATCAAGTCCGGCGTCCTGACTGTTAATGAGGTCAGGGCCGAGATGGGGCTGGGGGCTACCGACAACGTAATCAGCTATCCAACCCTCGCAGCTATCGGGTCTGGTGTCCTAACCGTCAACGAGGTTCGGCATGGCTTGGGGTTAACCTCTGTGGCGTGGGGGGATGAGCCGCCCGCTGCGGCTCTACCACAAAGCACCATGTCGCTGGCGTTGCCTGAGCTGAAGGCTCCCCGTGTGGCCCCGCGTGGCCGGATAATGCGGGAGCAACTGATCGAGGAGCGCGAGGAGGAGACGGACGAACTGGCTGCCAAGGTACTAACCCACTTCCGAGGCATCAGGAACCGCGTAGACGGCATCCTGGGGCGTCACATGGAGCGTCAGACCGAGGTGGTCAAAGACTTCCCATTCGGCGTTGAGGATATGCTGCCGCCCATCGAGACGGGCAACCTGTCGCGCATCCTTGAGGCAACGGCGCGGAAGGTTAGCAAGAAGACGTTCTCGATCATCAACGCCCTCGGCATTGCCGGAACCCTGGATTGGGATGACAAGCTGCCCGTGGTGCAGGAGGCACTGGTGCAAGCTCCGACACGGGCCGCGATGATCCACCGGACAACCAACAAGGCCATCAGCAAGGCCGTCGAGATCGGCGTGGAGCGGGGCTACACGGTCACGCAGTTGGCGCGGGGAGTACCGGACGACAACTTCCCAGGCATCCGCTCTTTGCTGACTGAGACTGAGAACCGCTCCCGGCTGATCGCCCGCACCGAGATCATGCGGACGCAGAACCAGACCACGGTCGGGTTCTACAAGGAGCAGGGTTTTTTCTACGTCCAGGCTGACGACGGCGGCGATTCTGACGACACCTATATTGACCCTGGCGATGGTCGGACTTGCTCCGAACGGAACGGGCTGATTTACACAACGGAAGCAGCCGCCCTCGTAGACGACCACCCGAACGGGACGCTGAACTGGATGCCGATGCCCAGGGGATTCAAGCCGGAGGAGCAGGCCATATGATTCACAAGACCATGATCGCCAGCGCCAAGGCCATCGACGAGGCCGAGGGCATAGTCGAGGCGTACACGAACACAATGGGTGTCATGGACGCGGACGGGGACATAGTAGAGCCGACCGCGTTCGACAAGTCCATCCGCGAGAACCTCCCGATTCCCGTGCTGTCAGGCCATGACCAGGGGAAGCTCGTCGGCAAGGTCATCTTCGCCCAGCCCAAATACATCGAAGGCGACGAGTACCGGCTGTTCACGCGGATGCAATTCAACATGGACACCGAAGCGGGCCGGGACGCCTACAGCAATGTGGCAGGCGATTACGTCCGCGAGTGGAGCATCGGCTTCAACATTCCGCAGGACAGCGACGTGAGCCAGGAGGGCAGCGACGTCTCGACTGTACTGCGACGGATCGCGAACCTCGATTGGGTGGAGGTCTCGTCGGTCATCCGAGGATCGTCACCATCGACCTCGACAGTTGCGGCTAAGACCTCGCCGGTAACGGATGAGGCGAAGGGCGCGATCCCGTCCCACCTGACGGCATGGGTCGAGGACGCCTGGGACGGTAGCCTGATGCGGGGTCGGATCAAGGGTGGCGCGGCGATCCTCCGAGCGGCTCATGCCTGGGTGGATACCGAGGGCGATCCCGAACTCACCTCGAGCTATAAATATCTACACCATCAGATCGGTCGGAACGGTCGAGGCGGTGCGGCTAACGTCAGGGCCATCACGACTGCTCTGGCGAACCTCAACGCCCGCAAGATGGCGATACCGGAGACCGACCGACGCGGGGTCTACAACCACCTGGCGCGGCATCTCCGCGAGTCTGGTCGCAGGCCCTCCGAGCTACGGTCTGCCGATCTTCCCGACGGGTCGAAGCCGTACCCCAACTTCCACGCTTGCAGGATGCGGGAGCCTGGTCAGTTCGACACGTTCCGCGCCAGCACTGAGACCATTGACGACCGGCCCGTGGAGATATTATTCGGGCGAGACAAGGACACCGGCGATTGGGAAATTGCTTCATACCGCCTGCCGTTGGATGACTGGAGCGAGACCGAGGCCAGGTCGTTCTGCACCGATCACGATGGCATCCTATTTGAGCCAGCAACTGGCGAGGAAGACACCGAGGACGCACCGGACGTAGCCGCCTCCGACACGGCCCCAGAGGCTGTCTTGGACACGGCAGAGCGATCCCTGCGCCTACAACGTGCCAAGCTCGCCCTGCATGGAATACACAACCAGAAAGAGGAGTAAGGATTTTGAACACGCACGAAACCCGCAAGGAAGCCAACGCTCTCCTTGGTCAGGCCGAAGCGGCCCTCGCTGGCGGCAACGTCGAGCAGTTTGAGGGGATGATCGCGGACGCGCAGACCAAGATGGCAGAGGCCGACAAGATCGACCAGGCAGCGAGTCAGTTGAAGGCGCTCAAGGGCGAGTTCAATCGACCCGTCAATACCGTGCCGATAGCCGACAAGGATGTCGCGGCATACGACCCGAACGACACGACCGCCAGCACCAAGTCGTCATATAAGCCGTCCTCGTGGGTCAAGGAAATGCCCGCGATGGCGCAACCGATGTGGGTGCAGGAGCAGATGGGTCAGACCCAGAAGGACGAGGCCCGGTTCCAGACCGACACGTTCGTCAAGTGGCTCAGGGCACCGTCCGACGACGTGTTCTGGAAGACCGCCAGCGCAGACGAGGTCAAGGCCATGCAGGAGGAGACCGACGCCGAGGGCGGGTTCTTCGTTCCTGAGCAGTTTGTTAACCAGGTAATTCGAGACCCAGGAGTCCCAGGTTCCCAGCTTCGGCCCCTCTGCACCGTGATCCGCGTCAGTTCCAAGGACGGCTACGTTCCCACGATGGGTTCGGCCACCTGGGCGGCGATAGCGGAGGAGGCCGCGTACAGCGACCAGACCCCGACCGTCGGGCAGGTCGCCTTCGCGCTGGAGAAATCCGGCGGGCTGGTCAAGGTGACCAGGGAGCTTCTGGACGATTCGGCGATCAACCTCCCGGCGTTGCTGACCTCGGTATTCCAAGAGTCGGCTGGCCGGTTTGAGGACGTGGGCATCATCAGCGGTAACAACACCACGCAGTACGCCGGGATCATGTCCGACTCCAGCGTTGCCTTCTACACGATGGCCGGATCGACCTCAGTGGTCGTCGCCGACCTCATCGGCACGTTCTACGCCCTGGAGGCGCAGCACCGGGCGAACTCGACCTGGGTGATGAAGTCGGCAATCAACAGCCTCATCAACCAAATCCAGGTTACCGGGAACGGCGTGACGGGGATC